TGTAGCAACTGGCGCAGCGACTGGTGTTGGTGTTGTATCTGGATTATCTTTTAACCAGCTTTCAACTTCAGCTTTGATTTCTGGATAATAACCACCATCTTGTTTTTCACCATCTGTAGATACAAATAAGAGTTCATAAATTCCATAAAACATCATTAATGCGTCATAAGCAGCTAGAACTACCATTATTGCTGTAACAACTCCTCCTGTGGCTACTCCAGCTGCTGCCATCGCTACTCTTGACATTAATAGAGCTGCCTTTTCTCCTAATTTTGCTGCTATTCTTGTTCCTATTTTTTTCAATATTCTAGGATTTTTGCCAATAGCTTTAAATATTCTACCCGTAGACTCAATTCGTTTCTTAGCCCAACTTTTAAGGCTATCTAAAGTCTCTAAACCTAGACTTTTGGCTTTTTTGATGACTCTTTCACCAAAATCAGTAATCTTACCAAAAACTTTCTTTGCGCCTTCTTTTAAATCACTATATACTTCACCAATTTTTTTTGTAGTTTTTTCATATCCTTCTTTAATAGAATCTTTAAAACTTTTTTCTTTTGGCATTTCAGCTTTTGGTTTACCTTTACCTTTTCTATCTCCGTCAGGTAAGTCTAAACAATCACATGCTGAATTTTTAAGGTCTTGAAAACTCATACCCATGAGTTGTTTGCCCTTTTCTCTCAAATAAAAAGCAAATACTGTCCACGCCGCAGCTAATGCTCCCATTTTTGCAACCCATAATAAACCATCATGAAGAAGTGTAGAACTTTTACCCGTTTCTGGATCTTTAAACTCTGTCGTAAATAGTGTAGAAATAAAACTCCACGCTGCAACAAATATTTCTTTTAATCCATCTGATATTCTAGGATCAATTCCACCAGAAAAAATTGACCCTAATGTTTGAAGTGAGAGAACTAAAGCATTTTTTATTTCCATAAAAACATCAAATGTTGATTGTTTAATTGTTTCCCAATTATCCATAACCAACTTTGATATGATTTCATAAGATGCTTTTATTCCTGCAACAACGGCTTTGAATACTGCAACAACAACATTTTTAAGAGTTTCCAATACCTCACTGTCACGCAGTAAACTAATTACAAGCGTTGCAGACGCTACAATTAAAGTTCCTAGAAATTTGAAAAAACCGACTGCTAAATTGTAGAGAGACTGTTGAACATTGGAATCTGAAAACACATCACGAACAAATGAAATTGTTTTTTTAATCAAATCAACTATTGAAGATAGGGAATCTTTAACAAATTTAAAGATGTATTCACCAATACCCGATTTTTTTATTATTGAAAATAAGCCTGATATACCAACAAAAACAAAAAGCGTTTTCATTATTCCAGAGAGTCCACTTATGATACTCATTAAAGATAATTGTGAACTATCTTTTGGTGATATTTTTCTTACTTGAGTTGGTTTCTGAAATCTAGATTTATAAGATTGTTGTTTTGCACGTGTATCATCAAACTTCTTTTGAAGTTTTTCTTGCTCTTTTACTTTTACAATCTTTAAAATATTTGATTGTACTTGTTTAAAACTCAAAGCAACTGAAGCTAAAGCTGGAATCATTTTATGATTTTCTCATTCTGGATAAAAGATTTTCATCATGTACAGATGGTGTTTTTTCGTCCATAGCAACGTTGTCTGTTGTACTTACATTTTTAGATGCATCAGCAAAAATTGGAGTTGAAAATGCTTCCAAGAAACTTTTATCTCTTAGAAGTGCTTGAAGTTCAGTAGATGCTAACCCAAGTTTTCCTCCAGTAGCTTTATCTAAATCTGTTAATCCAGTTGATAAAGCACCTACCAATGTGCTTATCGCACTTCCTCCATCAGTTTTATTCTCTGTGTCCGATGAGGGTGACGATTTTGGCTCTTGAGGCTGCATTGAAGGCGAAGCCATATCAGGAGCTGTTGCTGCTGCGGCTTGTGTTGGTATAGATTTGCTTGGTCTCTGTTCGTTTGGCGTGGAAGAAGCTACTGTTGTGGGTGAGCCACCAGTCAATAGGGGATCATAACCCCTAAAAATATCTGCACGTAAATCTGCATGTTTAGCATGATGTTTACTTTCTACCATCACACCATTTTTTTGATATGTTCTTGCTTTCTGCTGAATTATCTGTGCTGCTTTATTCATATCGCCCGATTTGATTGCATCAGCAAGGTCTTTTGTAATTAAGCCTGGACCCCCAGCAAAACTTAAATCCATTAATGCATATTGTTGCATAGGATTCAGACCACTCCAAACATCTTGACCAGCAAGTTTGTTTATCTGTCTTTTTGCTCCATTTGCGTGATTCATTACATCCTGAATGTACAAGTCTTTGACTTGTTGTTCAGTTAAAGGTGTGTTTCTGTCTGCTTTAACGAATCTACCACCAATAAACACACCACCTTTGTCTTGTTCTTCTTTACTTAACTTGTGTCCTATGCCAATTGTATCTGTTCCACCTTCTGGACTAGCGTAAGCCAATGTTCTGAAACCTTCACGTTTCTTTTTACGCTCAAATTCCATGCCAATATATTCTTCAAGTGATTTGGGCATACCCGCAGGATTTTGATTCACTGGTCGTGACGGTGTTGGTGATGGACTCGGTGATGGACTCGGTGATGGTGCCGGTGAGGGCGATGGTCCGGGTGATGGACTTGGTGATGGACTTGGTGAAGGTCCTGGACCAGTTGGTCTGTCTGTTCTGTCTGGCGTCATTGCGTCATATGCAGTATAAGCAACACCCGCAACTACGCCTAGACCCATAAGCTTATCTACTCTGGAGTATCCTGATTTTTTACCGGGTACATTACCACCTTTTCCGCCACCACCGCCACCGCCACCGCCACCTAAACCAGCGGCTTTCATGCCCGCTCCCTGCAATGAACCAATAAAAAATTGCATAGCACCTTGAAGCACAGCAGTTGCTACTGCTAATCCAATGAGTGCTTGCTTTAGAGTGACTTTTCCACCTTCCCATTCAAATATGGGCATGTTCATCACTTCACCGATGAAATTCAGAATAGCGTTTACAATGTATTGGAACTGTTTTTTAACTTCTTCGTTGCTCACAATATTTTGACCAATTTTTAAAGCGCCAACGATTACGTCTTTAATGACCAAGAATACGCTTATAGCACCTTCTTTTAGTGCATCGGAGTTTTCTGATAGAAGATTTTTGGTTACACTGTATGCAGCTTTAATAGCATTTGCAATTCCACTGATAATTGCTACAATAACACCACTAATTGTTTGTTGATTTTCAGGATCACTTACAAACTTACTGAAGAAGTTTGCGCCAGAAACAATAGCATCACCAATAAATTTAAAAACAGATTTTGCTACATTAAAAATTGAATTTATAACTTCTTGGTCATTTAATATATTTCGAATGAAAGACATCCCTTTTTGAAGAACATCTGATATATTGATGATTAATTTTTTAGTCAAATCTGTTATGGTACCCATAACATCAGACATATTCAGAAGCTTTGAGATTCCTATTGATGCTAATCCAACCAAAGCAAACTTGAAGATACCAGAAAGAACATCTTTTATCATTTCCAAAAAAGATTTTTTATCTTCTTTGACTATATTTTTTTCAACTTTTGTTGGACCCTTTTTATATTTTGCAGCATAATCATCGGCTCTCTGTCTTTGACGAGCGACCGCACTGGCTTTCTTCTCATCTTCAAAAAGTTTGGTAAGTTTTAAGACACTTATTTTTAATAAAGAAACGTCTTTTGCAAGTGTCTCAAGTGTCTTTTCAGTTTTTACTTTAAAAGATGGATTATTGGGATCTGTAATAAATTTTCCGGTTTTTGGATCTCTTAATTGATTTGCCATTTTTTATTTACCAGATTGTCTTCTTTCTTCTTTTACTCTTTCTGCTTCTTCGTTCAAATGTTTGATTAACAAATCTATGTAAACTTGTCTTTCCCAAGGTATCAAATTATCCAATTCAGTCAAACTATATTTGTGATGCTGCATCAAAGCAAAGTTAGTTTGAAAGTAATTACCTAATGTCTCATGACTAAATGTTATACGAAAAAACTTTGGACGCCTTCCAAAGTGATGTCTTCGTCGTAACCGCATTTATCGCAATGAAAGTGAACATCTTTTTTCAGTTTAGGCAATGATGTAAAAAATGCAGAGAGTTTTTCTAAATCACCCTGTTTCATATTTTCAACAAATTCAACAAGTTCTTCTTTTCGTGTATCTTTAGCGTAGTAAACTTGTTCATCATCATAAATGTAATCAATACATGAAACAATTACGTTTAAAATCTGTTGCATATCTTGACCGTCTAAGTCATTACTATCAATTGAGCCAAATGTAGGATACTTTAAAACAACACCAATTTTGTCTGTAATCTGTATCTTGTTAGAGTGATTTTCATTTCTTGTTGGAGTAATCTCTAAAACATTAACATCAATTTTTACCAAATTGCCACATTTCTTCTCTTCACCTTTTTCCATTACATCATTATTACAATTGAATCTTAGATTTACGACCTCTCCGATTGATCTTGCACGAAGTTGTAAAAACAAATATTCAATGTCAAAAGTGGCCATGTTATCAATATCGATATCGTCAAGCACACAGTTTCTTAAAACTTGTTTGATGGCATTGATCGTATCTTTAGGCTCACTTGTCTCTGCTGCCATCAAAAATATTTTCTGTTCTTTTACCAGAAAAGGTCTAAATCTAATTGTTTGTTTATTAGAAATTAGTGTTGTTTCGTAAATAGGTACGTCTAGTTTAGGTAACATAATATCCTCACTTTAATTAAAAAATTGCTCTTGTAATAGCTCCAGCACCGCCTTGAACCGCTGATGTAATAATATTTCCAATATCATATTTACTATCAAGAATTGGCTCATATCTACGATATGCAAACTGAACGCTTAAACGATGAAAGCCATCATCACCCCATGATAGTTGTTGTGCAGCAATGTTTATCGGAAAAGCATCTAAAAATTTTACAGCAAAAATCTGTTTGACATCATCGTTATATTGTTTGACTGTAATTTCAGTCATGTACTTTGTGTTTTGACCTTTAGGAAAACGCATGTTAAATGTATCTGTTGGCATAATAGCTTCTGTCCAACGCTCAAATAGCTTTCTCTCATAGAAGTCGTTTGTGCAAACAAACGTTAAAGTTGTTTCACCATATTGAACTTGATATGGAATTTTGTAAGTTGGTCCATAAATTTTTACATCTTCAGTTACAAAACTTTTGCCAGGCAATTCTGCTGACTCACACTGAAGAGCAAGATATCTTGTCATACCAGGATTAGCGCCAAAGTTTTCACCCTGTCTTCCTAGAGCAGAGTTGATGGCGCTGCTTACATCCGACATAATTGAATTAGGAAAATTCAGAATTCTTTCAATCAAAGAATTGCTAATGTATTCTCCGATATATGGAGGTATTGGTAAAATGACTTCAAATCTGTTTGTCCTTGCAAGACCTTCTTTTGCATTGACGTTAGATAAAAATGCGTTAGGTGAAAATGACATTAAAATTGTTCCTTTGATTCCATCCAGACTTTATTTTTTCGTTCTTTAGCAAACTGTTCGACTGGCAATAACGCTGCAATATCCCATTCATCTGCTGTAATTTCCAAAAACCTAGACTTCACATGCATAAACAAATATTTTTTCATACATGGCTTTGCTTCAAAAATTCTTGATGCAGCCCTTAGATATTCGTAGCTTATCTTTAACTTAGTTGTCTCATCATACTCATGATTGTTCATAATTGTACTGAGTTTATCCAGCAAAGTTATTCTATATTTTGGACTAATGTAATGTAAGTTAATTCCAAGAAATCCGTCAGGATATCTTTTAATTGGTATGACAAGAGGAAATTTGTCATAATAGGGTAATTCGTCTTTTAGTTTAGGATCGTAGAAGTAGAAGTACATTCTTCCAATCAGAGACTTCTCACGAACTCTCATTCTATCCCGCATGAGGTCTTTACGAGAAACACGCAAATTTATCATCTTTGCCTTCAACCATTGACGGGCAATTCTTGTGCGTGGTTCCAGACCCTCTTTTGCTAGAGATTCTTTAATTCTGTCTATTAGTCTTTTGGCCATCAACTATTTAGTCTAAATTCCTAAGTCTTTTTCTGTGAGAATTTGGAATTTCCAACCACGTTCGTGACAAAATTCGTCGGCAGCTTTCCACTTTTGTTGATTAACAATGTAAGTGTACGATTCTTGTATGTACCTTTTTGTTTTTCTTTGTTGCTTTGGCGGCTGTGTTTGGCACTCCGGCTTGACTTCAATGATATAAGTCATTACGGTATTGTCTTTTCTTTTGACTTTTGCTATGAAATCCGGAAAGTATCTATGCATTTTTTTGTCTACGGGATTATAATATGGTCTGGGAAGTTCTTCTGAACCCCACCAAATGACTGCCGGATTGTTGTCTAAATATTTCATAACACGCACCTCCCATGATGAACGATATATGATATTCGTTGCATCTCCCTTGTATTTTTCTGGATGTTTGGGTGTGAATTTACCTTTGTATGACATAAATATATCTAGTCAACTTACTAGGAAACTCCATGGCCTTTTTCGGTTTAACAGACATAAAATTTAATGATATTGGAAGAAGAGGTCCACTCAATGCTTTAGAGAGCAGTGAGAAATTCACCAGTAGCATACTAAGATATCCTGAAGATGTCGCTTCAGCTCCAGACAGATATCATTACATGATGTTTTTTGTTCGTGAACAAGTAAATACTAGATTTTCAGCAGAAGCTAGAGGCTTTGGACAATCGTTCTCAGCAACAGACGAAAAAGGTGTTTTTGATAGTTTCAATGCACAAGTAAAAGGAGATGGATTAGTTTCATCTTCTGCTGAATCGGGCTTATCTGGTTTACTCAACAATGCAATCGGCAGTGCGTTATCAAAAGGAGCCAATCTTCTTAGTGGAAAAGGTGGTGCAACTGGCAAAGTTGGCTCAGCTATCAGTAGTTTTGTGAGTGGTCCACCAAAAGCAACACCCGAACCAAAAAATAATTCAGCGATTCAAGAATCAGTTAAAGAAATTACAGATAAAAGTGCATTTGGCTTTTTGAATAAAACACGATTGACAAAAGATGCAATCGCTTTGTATATGCCGGACACAATTAATTTTGATTCCACTGCAAGTTACTCTGATTTAAGACCGGGTGAAGAAAAACTCGGTCAGTTTTTAGCAGCGGCTCCTGAACTTATTGAAGCGTATAGAAAAGGTGGTGCAGTTGCTCTTGGAAAAACAGCTTTAAAATCTGGTGTCGCACAGTTGGCGGCACAAGAAATAGCAACAACTGCTGCTGGTCAAACTGGAAGATTAGGCGTTTACGCAACAACCGGCAAAGTTACAAATCCAATGATTGAGTTGATATACGGTTCTCCCGACTTGAGAACGTTTCAATTTGAATTTATGTTTTATCCTAGAAGTGAAAAAGAAGCTTATGAAGTTCAACGAATCATAGACCGCTTTAGATTTCATCAAGCACCCGAATTGGATAAATTTGAAAGTGGTAGACAAACTGGTATGTTAATACCACCGTCAGAATTTGATATTAAATTTTATTATGCGGGTAAACAAAATCCAAACATTCCTCCTATCTCTTCATGTGTATTGACAAGTGTTCAAGTCAACTTTGCACCAAGAGGATGGAGTGCATACGAATCTTTAGGAGAAAACACTCCTGCTTTAGGTAGAACTGGTATGCCAACAGCAATTCAAATGTCATTACAGTTTAGAGAAACAACATACATCACTAAAGAAGATTTTAGTGACCAAAGTGCAAGTAAAGTTACACAAAGTCAAGCAGCACAGTCTGGAGGACAATCAGGAACTTATCTGGGTCGTCAAGCTGCTTTTGGAAAAATAGCATAAAAAAATGGCAGATTATTTTAACAATTTTCCACTCACATTCTATTCGTCTGGTGCAAATAATGTTACGAGTGTTGATACTGTAACTAATATTATTGCACGTTTTGGATTTGAAGAAACATTAAAAGAAAATTCTTCAGCATTTTATCCGTATACAATTAAAGACTCTGATACGCCGGAAATCATAGCTGCAAAAATATATAATAATCCGGAAAGACATTGGGTTGTTTTAATGTTTAATGATATTATGGATCCACAATATGACTGGCCTTTATCTTATGAAGCTTTCAATGATTTTGTAGACAAAAAATATTCTGGTCCATCATATGCAAACACTACCACTTCCGGTGCCGGACTTTCGTGGGCAAAAAATACAGCAAATGTTCAAGCTTACTATAAGATAGTAACAAGAACAGCAGTTAAAAAAACTCCAGAAAACAAATTAATTACAGAGAAAATTCAACTTGATGCAAATACTTACGCAAATGTAGTCGCTTCAACTGCAACGTACACTTTATCTAATGGTGAGGCAATTACAGAAAGTATTACAAAAGAGACAAAAACATACTATCAATATGAGGATGAACTCAACGACAGTAAAAGAAAAATTAAAATATTAAAACCTGAATTTTTAACAACTGTAATGAGAGAATTTAAAGAAGTCATTAATCCATCATGAACTTAATTGAACCAACACAGTATCGAATTGAAGAGATGTTTATTATCACCAAAGGTGGACCAATAAGCATAGAAAATATGTTCGAGGAACTAAATCTTTTTGATTCTTTATTTCTTCCTGTAATTTCGGGAAATATTCTTATTGTTGATACCAAACAAATGATAAAGAAACTGGTTTTTGATGGAACTGAGGTAATTGGAATGACATTAACAAAAGGCATAGGTTCAAGTTTTGCGTCATTCAAAAAGTCCTATAGAATTTATAATCTTTCAGACAGACGAAATAGAAATCAAACAACTGAAACGTATATTCTACATTTTGTTTCAGATGAATTTATTTTATCCGAACAGAAAAAAGTTGATAAAAGTTATCAAACCACTTATTCCGATGTGGTCGATAAAATTATGACACACTATTTAAAAGTGCCTAAAACCAGTAGAGGTGGATTTCAATCTTCTTATGGCATTAGAAAAATAGTTATACCCAATTTACCAGCTTTAGATGCTATTGAGTGGTGTACAAAAAGAGCTTTGAGTATAAACAACTCTCCAGAATATCTTTTTTTCTGTAATGCTGAAGGATTCAATTTTCTTCCGTTATCAACACTTTTAACCAAAAATTCAATTCTAAACATTAGCTTTACGCCAAAAAATCTCGGTGAAGGAGATGAGTTTTATGAGCTAAGTCGTGCTAGAAGTTTTGAAGTATTATCTCAATATGATTTGATAGATAAGATACAAAGCGGCGTAAATGCAAATAAATTATTGGCGTTTGACCCTATCACAAAATCATTTGGTACTCAAGAAATTTCTCTGGAAGAGATTTATAAGTTAGTTGAACACGCAAATAAAAATGCAATCGATGCGGTAATACACAATCGAGATAACGAAACGACAACCCACAATTCTTATGATTCAAAACAAGCATTAAGTGTATACAATCAAATTCGTGGTAAAAGTAGTTACGTAAAAGAGAATGACCCAACTTCGATTTCCAAGAATGAACCCTATGAGTTATTTGTAACTCAAAGAAAAGCTATAATGAGTAACTTGATGACAAAAAGATTAAAAATTACCATGCCTGGAAATTTTCAATTAACATCAGGCAAAAATGTGAATTTTGATACTTCTGGATTTGGAACACACTCAAAAGGAAAAGAGGGTGAGCAAGATGATTCGATTAGTGGTAAATATATTATAACGGGAACAAGACACATTATCAGTTCAACAAGACATATTACAGTTATGGAAGTGGCAACAGATTCTACGAATCAAAAACCTCAAGTTAATACTCCAGAACAAACTAAAGTTGCAACAGATTATTCAAAAATTTTTGCGACATATACTGGATAAAAAATGAATTCGCCACAAAAAGATTTTGCTGGAAAAAATGGTTTTATTTGGTGGGTAGGTTATGTTGAAGACCGAAAAGATCCTTTAAAATTGGGGCGATGTCGTGTTCGTTGCATAGGTTGGCATAGCACAAACAAACTTCAGTTACCAACAAACTCTTTGCCATGGGCTGTTCCAAATATACCAGTAAATACTCCAATTGTTTATACACCACGTGAAGGTGATATGGTATTTGGTTTTTTTCTTGACGGGGAAAATGCACAAGAGCCTGTGATGTTAGGAAGTTTTCCTGGTATACCTTTAAACGCAGCTAAACCCCAAGAAGCATTTAATGATGCAAGAACGCCTGCTGAGTTGGCATCTGCACCAGTTAAGCCAACGGAAAATGCAATCAATTATCCAAGAAAACTGGATGAACCATCAACATCAAGGCTTGCCAGAAACGATGCTAAGTATCCTTCAGAAATTGTAACCGCAAAGAAAAATAAAAGAGCAAATAAAGTTGAACCAGCTTCTTACTATAAAGCACAGTATCCATATAATAATGTATATGAATCAGAATCTGGTCATGCATTAGAGTTTGATGATACAAAAGATGCTGAACGTGTACACATCTATCATCGTTCTGGTTCATACACAGAATGGGGTCCTGATGGCTCACGTTCAGAAAGAATACAGAAAGATAAATTTGAAGTTGTAGTTGGCAACGAACAAGTCTATGTAAAAGGTAACGTTACTGTGTATGTTGATGGTAATGTAAATTTACAAATTGGCGGTAATTTTCAAGCAGATGTTGACGGCACTTGTAAAATTACATCAGGAGGTAACATGACATTGAAAGCACCACGTATTGATTTGAACTAACATGGCACACGAATTTATTATACTTGTAAATGGTAAGTTAAAAACTTATAGAAAGTATGAAGACATACCAAAAAAATTGGACAATGTTATTAAGTTTAATCCACATATACCTAAGCCGCCCCACACACAGAGTCAGCATGAAGAAATTGAACAGTGGAATGATAAATTAAAAGAACTATTGACAAGAGAAACAAATGGCAAGCATTAGCCCTAGTTCCGAAATTTCTTCGGTTGTCAGAGGAAAACAGTTTACGAGAACAATATCTGCAACGCCATCTGTTGGAGAAACAATTGTTTCCGTTACAGCTACTTTAAATGATGAAGAAGAAACAGGAATTTCTATAACTCCGGGAACTTCTCAAGTTACAATATCAGGAAAATATTTAACAGGATTTATAGATTCTGCTTCATACGTTTCAAAAGGAAGTAGTGACCAATTAGAAACACCGACAGTGGTTTCTAATTTATCAGATATACCCGAAGGAAAAGAGTTATTTAAGTACGAACAAGACCCAATTAGTAGTATTACAAAAGATTACACTGTAATTGTTTTTCTGCAAGGAGGAAGCTCTTCAGAGTATTCTTTAACACATGAAGTAAAAAATGATATTTCAACAGGAACAAATTTTGTGTATACTTATTTTGATGCAACAAGAAGTCCATTAGAATTTCCAATTGTTTGGAATAACAATCTTGGAAACAATTTGGACTGGTTGAATTCTGCTGGCGCTAGTGTAGAATGGAGTGGTGAATGACAATACCAAATACATTTGCTGATAGAAGTCAAGCTATACCTCTGGAAGACTTGGATGAAAATTTTAGTTATTTTGAAATAAGAGAAAATGGTATCGCAATTGCCGCTAACACACCGACATATGTTGCAAACTCCGGATTTATTCAAGCAAATTCTTCTTATGACCACGCAAATGCAGCGTTCGATCATGCAAACTCTGGATTTATTCAAGCCAATGCTGCATTTATTCGTGCGAATAATTCATTAAACGCCAATAGTGGTGGTAGAGTTACGGCAAATGTTGTTGTCAATGCAAATTTACAAGTAGCAAACGTACATACTAATACATACATTAGTTTTTCAAATACATCGTTAGTGTCTTATAACAATTCGGGCATTGCAAATGGAGAGATAGAATTTTTTAATAACAGTTTATTTGGAACAGTGGACACAACCCAAGGAAGAGGTTTTATTCCTGTTGTACAATATAGATATCTAAGTTCAAATTCTGCTTATAACATTAGCACAGCACAGTTGCCATTTATGGGCAACGCAAACGGTGCGATATTGACTACGGACAGTGCATATGAAGTTGAATGGAATTTATATTTTTTAAAGTCTACTGCCGGAACAGTTACATTTAGCATTCGAACAAGAGACCCAGTTGGTGGTGGCGCAGTTAATCCTCAATTAATTAACGCAAATTATCAGGGTAATAGAATTGATGTTACTTCAACTTCACTGTTTATGAACGCCGCCGGACGTATAGTTAGTACAGCAGATCCTACTGCATTACCAGCAACTGTATCTTTAACTGGTGGAGCACAATATTATTTTACGGTGAAGGCTTTTATAATTACAAATGCTGCTACTGTTGGAAACTGTTATTTGGGAATCGCTACAAGTGCTGGACTTGTAACGCCTAACGTTGGAAGTTACATGAAAGTCACAAAACTGCCGTCACCAAACACAGGCTTATGGTCTTAATTTTATAGGAAATAATATGCCAGCAGCTACAAGAGTAGGAGATTTAGATGTTACCCATTGCTCACCGTCAGTAAGGGCAGTCGGCTCAGGTAATGTATTCGTTAATGGCATTCCATGGAGTTGTCAATCACATGTAAATACTGTTCATCTTTTGCCTGGGTCTCCATGTCCAGCACATTCTGCACCAATATCATCTGGTTCGTCAACAGTAAAAATAAATGGATTAGGAGCGGGTCGTGTTGGTGATGCTATTTCTGGATGTACTTCAGTAGCACAAGGTTCTTTTAATGTATTTGCTGGAGGTTGAATAAATAAGCAATGGCAACGACAATAACATCAAATAATCCAAGAATATCATCAGAAAGAGGATATAAAGACTTGGATTTAAACTTTAATATACATCCTGTCAAAAAAGATATTACTAAGCATGTTAATGAATATGCAGTTATAAATTCAGTCAAAAACTTAGTTTCTTTGAATTTTTTTGAGAAACCATTTAGACCAGAAATAGGAAGTGGTTTACGTTCGTTGTTATTTGAAAATATTGATACGATTTTATCATCCAGAATTGAGAGAGCAATAGAAGAAGTTATATTGAATTATGAACCCAGAGTGAGCGTTTCTAGTGTAAATGCAACAGCGTATCCAGACGAAAATCGATATAATGTAACGATGACTTTTTTCATAATCAATAATCCAAATCCAATTACAATTGATTTCTTCTTAGAGAGAATTAGATAAAAATGGCAGACCGTCTAAGAGTAACAGAGCTTGATTTTGATACAATCAAGCAAAATTTAAAAACATTTTTAAATCAGCAGTCTGAGTTTACTGACTATGATTTTGAGGGTTCTGGCTTGAACATTCTATTAGATGTTCTTGCGTATAATACACACTATCAAGCTTACTATCTAAACATGGTAGCAAATGAATCATTTTTAGATACAGCACTTCTTCGTGATTCTGTTATTTCACAAGCAAAAGTTTTAGGATATGTTCCATATTCACGTAAAGCACCAAGGGCGATAATAAATTTCACAGCAAACACCAGTTCAAATGCAGTAGCTACTTTAACTATTCCTAAAGGTTATAGATTTTTATCGGAGCAGGTAGATGGCGTAAGCTATGGTTTTGTCACACTTACAGAAACAAAAGTCACTAAAGCAAATAATGACTTTACTTTCCTCAATTTACCTATTTACGAAGGCCAGTTGGTAACATATAGTTATACGCATAATGAATCAACAAATCCTAAACAAGTGTACACACTTCCTGATACTGAAATCGACACGACAACAATTTCAGTAACAGTTCAACCATCTCCTTCAAATACTGATATAACAGTTTATAGCTTGGCAACAGATTCGAGTAATACAACAACTAAATCCGAAGTTTTTTATTTACAAGAAGGAAAATCTCAGCAATATGACATTTATTTTGGAAATAATGTTATAGGTAAAAAATTACCAGATGGTGCTATTGTCACTGTACAATATGTTGTAACAAATGGAGAAGCTGCAAATAAAGCCAATAATTTTGTTGCGACTGAAACTTTAGTAGATTCTTTAGGTAATACACAAACGGATTTTATTATTAATCCTATTAATTCTGCATCCGGTGGAGCTGAAAGAGAATCGGTTGATAATATTAAATTTGCTGCTCCTCTTTTGTATACTACACAAAATCGCTTAATAACTTTTTCTGATTATGAAGCTTATATTTCTAAAAATTATCCTGCCGTGGATTCTGTTTCTGTGTGGGGTGGGGAAGATGAAAGTCCACCAAAATTTGGAGTTGTCTATATTGCGTTAAAACCAAAAGATGGATATTTCTTATCAGATAACGAAAAACAAAGAATAATTGATGAGATTATTAAACCAAAAGCAATCGTGGCAATACAAACAGTTATTCGTGAGCCTGAATATTTGTATTTAAAAGTTTTATCAAATGTTAGATATTCGGCTAAAAAAACGACCTTAACTGAAGACCAATTAAAAACTTTAATTAGAAATTCTATTTTAACTTATAAAACCACAAACTTGGATAAGTTTGGAGCGCAGTTTATTTTATCAAGGGTACAAGATACTATAGATAAAGTTGATACGAATTCAATTATTGGTTCTAGCGTTTCTGTACTTTTACAGAAAAGATTTACACCTTCATTAAATAAATCAACTCCATATGTAATTGATTTTAGTGTTCCCCTACGCAGAGGAACTATTGGCAATAAATTAACCTCAACGTATTTTACTGTTGTTGATTCTCAAGGTATAGATAGATCGGTTCAGTTTGATGAAATACCACAATCATTTTCAGGCGTTTCAACTATACAAGTAACAAATCCTGGCTCAGGATTTACTTCATCTCCAACCATTACTATCGTTGGAGATGGAGCTGGAGCAACTGCTGCCGCTACCATAGTTAATGGTCAAATTCAAAACATTGAAGTTATAAATCGTGGTATCGATTACACTCGTGCTACAGTTTCTATTTCTGGCGGTGGTGGTTATGGGGCCGCAGCCGTTGCATCAGTCGATGGTAGAGTAGGAACTATTAGAACAGTTTACTATGATAATTTTGCACAGAGACAAATAGTGGATGAAAATGCTGGTGAAATTGACTATAATTCTGGAAAAATTACCATATCAAATATTTTAATTAAAGATGTCGAATCGGCAGATAATGAAATTCGTGTTACAATTGAGTCAGAAAAAGACATTATAAATTCTGTTAAAAATACAATTATTTCAATAGATGAAAACGATCCATCATCAATTAGTACAACACTAGAGACTGTATAATGTCAGTAACAGATTTAAAAACTTCAATATTTGTTCAAAAACAAATTCCAGAATTTGTAAAGGATGAATATCCTAAATTTGTTTCGTTTCTCGAAGCTTACTATGATTTTTTAGAAGCTCGGGCAAACACAACAACTACATCAAATAATCTAGTTACTTCAGCAAAAACGCTCAGAAACATAAAAGATGTTGATGACTCAATTGAACAATTTGAAAAAAACTTTTATAATACATATGCTTCATTGATACCATTAGAGGTGCAATCGAATAAAGCACTTCTCTTTAAACACCTTGCAAATCTATATCGTTCAAAGGGTAACGAAAACTCGTTTAAACTGTTATTTCAATTAATCTTTGGTCAAGATATTGATATTATCTATCCTAAAAATAACGTTCTTCGTGCATCGGCAAGCAAATGGAAAACTGACACAACATTAAGAATTAATCCTGATGTATACAGTCGTTATGTTGGTGATGGAACTAATACAATTTTTTATCTTGCTCAAAAAGTAGAATTAGATGAAGTAAATATTTTTGTTGATGATGTTTTAAAAACAGCAGAAGTAGATTATTACATTAACATAGAATATAGAAGATTAGTTTTTATCAATCCACCAGCAAATGGTGCGATTATCACTGCAAAATACATTGATTTTAATGTATCCCTTTTTGAGAACCGTAAGGTTACAGGCATTACTACTGGGTCAACTGCCATAGTAGAATCTGCAAACAAAAGAATCGTTGCAGATATTTTTATTCTCGGTTTACCAATCGAACTAATAGTCAATAATAATTCACTAAAAGGTTCTTTCCTAACTGGTGAGACAGTATCAATACCAATTATAGATGATATTAATAATGTTACAATCGACCTCCGTGCAACATCTTTCTCTGTAATTAAAAAATTCAATATTATAAATTCTGGAAATAATTATAGTGTTGGTGATATTATATCGGTTTCTGGTGGTAATGCCACATCGAATGCTTTGGGTGTTGTTGCAAGTATTTCCTCTGGTACAATTGATAGTGGATTGATTCATCATGGTGGGGCAGCATTTTCAATATCATCTCCAATATCAATTTCGGGTAATGATGCTTTTAGTACAATGTTGGTCGTTGTTGATGGTATCGACACTTCTGGTACAAATGCTGCAAATACTTTAATTATTTCTCCTGACGTAATTTCAAATTTAAATTTTAATGTTGGTGAAGTTTATGTCAACACATCTAATTTTGGTGCTGTATTTTCTAAATCCAATGTAAGTGCAGCTAATACTATTGGTGAAGCTTTAAATTTTATATCATTTCAAGTTGGTCCAATAACAAACGTTTCAGTTCTTTCATCGACAGTTCCACTTAATCAAAAAGATTTTATTGTTTTTGATGCAGCTGGCGCAGATTTTGGTGCCAATACTCCAAAAAGATATTCAAAGAGTTTGAGGTCAATTGGTCGATATAAAATTATAGATGGTGGTTCAAATTATAAAATTGGCGATGAAATTGTATTTGGCACAAATCCTTTAGGAACTTATGGACAACATGCGGCAGCAACCGTTGGAAAAATTGCGGCTAATGGATATATCGAAAGAATTGATGCTGCAAATAGTAGAATTTCCGGTGTCGGTACAGTATCAGCCGCATGTAATGAAATCGTTGGAACTGGTACAGCGTTTGATTTAGAATTGGTTGTTGGAGATAGAATTGATATCAATAACGAATCAAAAGTTGTAGCATCAATTACTAATAACA